TGAGTATCCAACTTTTGCCACTGGACCATTAAGACAGCGCCAAATTGAGAGAATGATGGCTAAATTGCAAATTGAACAACGTCGACTTATTAATGCAGTAAATGAAAATAATTTAATGAGAGTTAATGAAGAACAGCTAGCTAGAGAGGTGTTAGACAGAATGAATTTACCAGATGTGGTTCCACGTCCACAGGTTCATATGAAGAAAGCACCACATCAGAAGACAATATCAGTTAAATGGCAACCAGCTATGAATCACATTAACAAGAATGGAGAAGATGTGACACACTCATTGGCTTTATCCAGCAAAAATGAATTGAGAATGAAAGAAAATCAATATGGAACTGGAATGAATGAGATGATGATTTCACATATAGCAAAAAGCAAGCAAATCATTGCTATACCAAGAATCACAACATCTATGGTTGCTGGAACAGTAGTTTACGCAAGACCATGTTCAATAGTAGACGCAACATCAAATGATGGTGAAATCTCAATTACTCATCAAACGTGGGCTGCAATGACATGTCAAAAATGGAAGGCAGATTTAGAATTTGCATTAGAGTTGTATTTAAATCCATTTCATTCGGTAACATTAACAACAATCTTTAATCCTTGTGACACTGGAGAATATGCAATAAATGATGTTATTAATTTTGATAAAGTAAATTTACCAAATAGATTAATTATTGAGTTTGATGGACAGAACACACAAACAATGCATGAAGTGAAGCCTGCAGCAAACAATGCCATAAAGAATGTTCCAACTGCGCGTTTGGGTACAGTTACAGCAACAATTTTATCTTGGATAAATGATTGTTTTTCAGAAGAATGCTCATATGGAATGTTTTATGTTGCAATTGAGGTTCCACTTATTGCGATAAATTCAGTAGCTCCTTATGTTGATTTCACAGTAGATTTTTCAACAAAAGACTTATTGTTATCAGATCGTAGTGAATATATACCCTTGGTACCTTCAGTACATTGCACAAAAGACAAGCCAAAAGTTCACATGATGAAAACAGGATTGACATCAGGCACAGCTGTTGTTGCAAAACAGCCAACAAGATCTGATAATTTCGAAACAAACATGACTGCATTAGAGAATGCTCTTGAAACAAATGATGTATGTACAATTGAAGAATGTTTGGGGGATAGTTTTACAAATATCAAAGAAATGCTCGGAGTTTTTACACCTTTTTGTCCAGTGATAACTGTGGATGCAGGAAATGCGTTACTAATAGAG